TCACTACTATTATTATTTTTATATTGTGAATAAACTCGGCCAGTTTCTGGATTAATGCCAGCATATTCGTATACAGCATCAGGTATAGCTTTAGATGCTATGCCCTGTATTGACAATAGAGGAGCTTTTGGATCAGGCAATATTGACCGTAATATACTTTTTATAAAATCATTGATCTTACTCATAATATCTCCAAAAGATGGAAATTCAACTGAATCTAAAGCATTACCTAAGAAAGTAAATATTCCAGTTACTGTGTCAATAGCTTTATTAACCATCTTCATAATTAATTCACTGAAAGAAAAATCTTCAACTGCTTCTGATTCTTCTTCAAATCCAAATTTACTTAATATCCAAGAAACAGCGTTTTTAAGTGCCGTAATTGGAGCCGTTACTACACTTAGTAAAAATTGTGGTATTTCATCGAATGAACTCGGAAGTTTTATTTCCATAAAGCTCAATATTTTATCAATAGCTGTTCTAATTAAGTTAACTGGAGCAGAAATAAGACTAAATAATTTTGAAGGTATTTCACGGATGAATCCCATGTAATCAAATGATGTAATCGATTCAACAGTGTCAAATATAAATCCTCCGATCATACCACCTAGATTATTAAATAGGTCTTTTATACCTGTGACAAATGAAAATGAATCTAAGAATTTTTCTACTTCTTCAAACCCTAAAGCTCCTGCAACCCAAGAAACAGCACCTTTTAATAGATCTGGTATAAACCCAAAGAAATTAGCAGCAAAGGTTGTAACACCTTCTGTTAAAGCTGCAGCAATGGATCCGGTTTCTTTATATACATCAAAGCCAGCGGTCACTCCTTCCCATAACGCATAGAAAGCATTTGCTATTAATACGCCTAATCCTATAATTGGAGCAGATATAGCGCCTAGAATTGTTGTTCCAAGAGTTGATATTGCTGGCCATATTGCTGTGCCTATAGTAGTAAATAGTGCTTTAAAACCAGTTATCAATGCTCCAATAATAACTTTTCTAAATATAACTAAACCTGCAGTTAAAACAACACCGCTTACAGAATCTAAATTTTCTCCTAAAGCTTCGAAGCCTCCAGCAAAATCTCCACTAATAAACTTTTCAATGACATCGATAGTATCTAGCACTGCATTTATTGCAGTCATGATACCAGACATAATTGTTTCTGGATCAGTAAATAATATTGCTGCTGCGCCTAATGCTGCAATAAGACCACCGCCAGCAGCAGATCCAACAAAATCGTCATAAGCTTGTTTTTGAGCTTCGATACCAGCTGCCATTCGACCCATTAGACTATTTTGTTTTGCTAATACTTTAGCAGCCTCTCTGCGCTCTTCTTCAGATTGAGCATTTTTACCTATTGCATCGATGATACCTTGAGCTTGTTGCTTTTCTTCATCAGATGATTCTATATTTCTTAGTACTTCAGTTGCTCGAGCTAGCTCAGCAGATACTTCATCAAAGTTTTGGCCTGATACAAATTCACCACCCAATGTTTCTAGTTGAGCAGTAACACGACTAATTTGATCTTCTATAGATTCAGCTTGATTAAATCCTTCGAAGGCATTGAGTAATTCATTAGCACCAGCAAATTGAGCCTTTAAAGCTTCTGATGCTGCTTCTTTTTGAGCAGCTAATAATTTTTCGGCGTTATCTTTTTCTACTTTAGCAGATTCTTGTATAGCTTGTAGCGTATCTTGAGCAAGTTGAATCTCAGCTTCAGTATACTGATTTTGATTTAATAGTATATTGTTAGCACGTTCAAATGTAGCTCTTACTTCGCTTAAAGATCGATCACCTAGATTTTGAGAACTAATTCCATCAAGAGCTTTACGTATTTCATCGAGCTTATCAATTTGTTCTTGTTCTTTGTTGCTTTCGCGCAAAGCTTTACTTAATTCTTTAAGCTCATTTTTTTGATCGCGGCGTGATTTAGATCGGCCGTCTTCTTTGTTATTTTCCTTTGCCATACGCCTGTGCTCCAAAGAACGCAGCTACAATACCTGCGACTGCTACGAAGTATGTTGGTGCCATACTACCTAAAGTTTGTTGTGCTTCATATAATCCAGCTAATGATGCTAAAACAACAGCAAATGGATATAGTAACATACCAAAAAGAGCAAACCAAGCCATCCTACGTTGTGAATCACGCAATGCATCTCGGTCTTCTAACTCTTTACGTTTGAATTCCAAGTGCAACTTTTCTTCTTCTTCCGACACTATACCATCTCCATTCGTATCTGCTTGATGGTAACTGTGCGGAGGCCTAGTTGTCTTTATTTCTTCCGTCACTTGCTACCTTCTTGTTTTTTGCTGCTGTTGTTTCATGCGTTCATTTTCCTCTTCAATATATTGTTTTAATAATGTAACGTAGATTTCTCTCTCCCACGGCATCATATTATCCAATTCAGTTAAACTATATTTGTGGTGCTGCATCATCGCGAAATTAGTCTTATAATGATTTACAAGACTATCATGAGAGAGGCCTATGAAAAAAAACTTTGTAGGCCCTTCAATTCTATATTATTTGCTGCACCACAGCTCGTACAATTAAATTCTAAATTATGTTTCAGTGTTGGTAATTTCTCAAAGAATGAAGCTACCTTTAGAAATTGTTCTGTACTAAAACCGTCGATGAATTCCATTAAGTCAGACTGAGATTGTGTACTAGCATCATACACATTGTCTTCATCGTAAATAGTATCAATCAATTGTACAATTAATTTTGTCAATCCCTCCATTGACTTTAAATCGTCTTCTTTAAACTTTTCAATATCTTTTATTGTAGGGTATCTAATAGTGATACCGATATTCTTTGTAAGCTCGATAACATTTGAATTCTCAGCATTTTGAGGTGGTTTAATATTTGAGATATTAAGAGACACTTCATTTTGCTCTTCACAATGTTCGCACTTAGCCTTTAATTCAACATTCTCTCCTACTGACTTTGATCTTAACATTAAGAATAAATATTCAAGATCAAACATAGCCAGTTTGTCAACATTTACATCGTCGTAAATACAATTAGATAATACGTCTTTAATTGCCTTTACGATTTGTTGCTGGTCTTGTGATTCCATTGCCAGCATTAGTATCTTTTCTTCTTTAACTAAATAAGGTCTATAATCTATTTCCTTACCAGTTGATGGTATAATTGTAGTATATCTCGCAGCATTAAGCTTGGGTAAAGCCATTATAAGTCACTCCTATCCGAATAAATTCAATGTATTCTGAGCTTGACCTAATACTGATGATACTCCTGATAGAACACTAGATACTGCATTCTCTTCAATATATTTGTCATAAGCAAAGGTCACGGTCATTCTCAAGTAATCATTTTCAGTTGCATTACTTAATTCAAGTGGGGTCATTTCTATTGGAAATGCCTTTTCTAATTTTACTCCAAAGACTGGAATATTCTTAGAATTTAGTTGTTGGATAACTATATCTGTAGAGTAATCTTTTTTATATCCAACTTTATATCGTTCTGTATTAAAAATTGATGTGTACCAGTTTTCAAATACTGTTCTCATATAATAATCATTAGTAATTATAAATGTCATTTGAACTGGAGTATCAATATACGTATATGGCATTTTGACTGATTGCTTTTCGGCCATATAATCAATTGTTGATATTGATCTACCTGGAAGAGATACTGATTCACAAAGTAGAGATATATCACGTGGATCATTAATAAGATTTTTAGCTCCACCTCCAGATAATAATCCACCAATTAAAGATACTGGGTTTGTATTCAATAATGAAACCTGAGGCGGAGTGAATATAACTTGGAATCGGTTACTTCTAGCTAATCCGCCTTTCTTACTAATTGTACTTTTAAGGTTATCGATGTTTGACACTATTATCTCCCAGTATATTGTTTACGTGAGTAACGGTATACAGTTTCGGATTTAACCTTAACAAATTGCTCAGTTGGGAGAAAGATAGCAATATCCCATTCTGTCATTGGTACTCTAACCATATTGGACTTAATATGACTAGTTAAATAATGTTTATAACACGGCTTAAATTCTTTAAACTTACGTGCACTATTTAACTTATCATATGTTATTTTTATTCTTGTTGTATCCGTCATTGTCTTTGGCGCTGTCGACATTAAGTCGTCTAAAAATCTTGCTCTTACGCCCGGAGCTAAATAATGTAGATTCAAACCATGAAAACCACCATTTGCAGGTTGTACCATAATAGTCAATGGAAATCTATCATAGTATGGTAATGTGGCTTTATGTTTTGGATCGTAAAAATACATTATCATAGAACCCGCTAATGGATTCTTAGTAATATCTAAAGCATCATCTTTTAATAGTGTACGTCTATTAATTTCACCGAGATCTTTTACCTTTTTACGAAACCAGTTTTGAGCCTGAGTAGTTCTAGGTGTAACTCCAGCTCTAAATGCTTGCGCTTGTAATTGATCGAAAAGTGATGCCATTTATATACACCCGTTATTAATATTCATACTATTATTTATATCAACCTTTCAGTAGTTTGATGCCCAAAGATTTAAGTACATCTTCATGCCATATTACAAATTCAATACCATGCTTTTTAGCAAAAGCTTCTGCTGCTTGCCATTTGGATTGATTTTTGATATATGTTGTGACTTCGTTGATATATCGTTTTGTTTTTCTTGCAGGATTTTTTGGAGGCAGTGTTTCTTTCTTTGGTTTGATCTCAACCAATAAAGTTTTACCATTTGAGAATTCTATTAATAGATCAACATAATATCGATGCCATCTATTATCAGTCTTGCAAAAGTAAGGTATGACTACCTCTTCTGAATTCCATCGCACAACTGAAGAATTTGTATCACACCATCGCATAGCATTACGTTCCCAGAGAGATCGATATTTAATTGCTTTAACATCTCCAGCATACTTGGATTTATTTTTTGGTGTGAAACTTCCTTTGTAAGTAGCCATATAAATAATGTATATAAGTTTAAATTTAAAGTATTTATAGGAACATTCCATGTCGCAAATTTTAACCTTTCCATCATCTTTGAGAGCAAAGGCTGACGATGGTGATGCGTATGTGTCATTCATACTAGATAAAGAAACTTCTCCAGATACCGGGAAATCAGTTAATCTATATTTGCCAATGGGTATTACAGTTGCGGATAGTATAAGTTACAATTCTGTTGATCTTGGTTTTGATAAAGCTCGTCAAGCTTTTCAATCTGATCAACTGGCTCAAGAAGATATTTTGGCTAGGGTAATTAAAGAAGCGGCAGGTAATAGTAATGAAGCCGTTGCCGGTTTCGTTGCAGGTAGAAGTATTGAAGCACGATTAGCTGTTAACCCATTTACTTCAGTTGCTTTTGAAGGAACAGGAATTAGATCATTTGATTTTGAATTTAATATGATTCCGGAATCTTCAGAAGAATCAAAAACGATTAATGAAATCGAAAATTTCTTTAGAAAGTATATGTATCCAGAAGCAGCTGGTGGTGAAGGAAATCTTTCTCTTAAATACCCACCACTTTTCGAAATCAAATTCTATGTAAATGGTGAAGAAAGCAAATATTTACCAAAGATCTTTAATTCATATTTGACCGGTATGACTACAACATTTAATTCTAGCACTAATGCATATCATGCTACTGGTGCTCCTGTAGAAACTAAAATCGCATTATCGTTTCAAGAATCAAAAGCTCTTATTCGTAATGATCTTTACGAGAAAGATAGTACGAACGAAGGATAATAGAATATGTCATTTTTTAAACAGTTTCCAAAAGTACCTTATGATATATTTCGTAACGGTATCAATCAAAACGTAACTGACTTATTTAGATCAGTAAAACCAGTACCTGAATTTATAGATGACCCAAGCGTATATAAATTTTATGAAATTAAGAATGGTGAAAGACCAGATATTGTTTCATTGAGATTGTACGATACACCAAACTATTATTGGACATTTTTTGTTGTAAACAGTTTTTTGCATGATGGACTTGGTGTATGGCCCATGAGTCAAGAAGACTTAACAGAATTTATGGAAAAGGAATATAATGGATATGCTATTACTACTCGACCTGAAATCGTTTTAAATTCTGACGGTCAAGTTATCGATCACCGTAATTCATTAGCCGGAAGATTTGAAATTGGTGAAATTGTAACTGGAGTAGAGTCAGGAGCTAGTGGAACTCTTACTCAAAAAAATATTGACACTAATCAGTTAGTAATACAAAATGTCGCTAATGGCCCATTTATTGGAGATCCAACTAGTCCATCAAATCCATCTGAAATTATTGTTGGTCAAACAAGTACAGATTCTGTAGCAACATATCAAGTATACAAATATATCGATGCACCATTCTATTATTATTTAGAAAATGATCCGGACAGAAGACCAATCGATAATGGTGTACACATTAAAGGAGCTACCAGCACAGCAGATTTGGCTTATGTTTCAAATAGACAAAATATTGTCGAGCTCAATGATCAACGATCTAAAATTCGAGTAATTGATCCAAATTATATTGAAAAATTTGTTAATGCTTATGAGACTGTTTTAAATGGCTAAATTTCATCAGACTACGTTATCAGGATCTTCTGCTGATCCAACTCCAACGTCGTATCAGATTAATGAAATATATCTATACGATAATAATGAAAATCAGTGGGATATAAGAAGTATTATTACTTCTATTGAGATATACGAAAGTTTGTATACTTCCTCTATAGAAGTAACATTGTCTGTTGCTGATGGTATATCATTACTTGAGCAAGCTTTGATTACTGGTAACGAAAAGATATCAATTAAGGTTCAACAGACTCAAGTAAAAGATGATTCTGAAACACGCCGTAAATTTGAATTGGATGTGTATATTGCAGAAGTAATTAACTTTTCTAGAGCTGTTCCTGGTTTGCAAACGTATCAGTTTGTTTGTTTTTCTGAGCACATGTATATTAATTCTGTTTCAAGATTGAATAGATCGTTTGAAAATACATTAGGCTCTTTAGTAAAAATTATCTGTGAAAGAGATTTAAGAATAGAACCTAATTATATAAATGAATCTTCAAAGGGGATTATTAAAGGTATCTATCCAAGATTACGACCATTGTCAGCAATCAATTGGTTAATGCGAAATGCGGTTGAAGACAATACTCCATTTTATTTTTATGAAACAGCTTTTAATGGAGTCAATTTTGATTCTTATAAAAACATAGTTCAACAAGATGTTTATAGAGAATATAACCACAAACCTGAATTTAGTTTAAAACCATTAACACCAAAATCATACGAAGAAATTGCTTCTAGAATTCGAAAGTTTTCTTCAACATTAAACTTATCTAAACTTGCTTCATTGTCTGAGGGAGCATATTCTGCAACATTACATGAAATTGACATTGCCACTAAAAGTTATACTAAGAGAGATTTGAGATACGACAAAGATATTAAATACAAATTAAATGAACATAAACCATTTAACGATAATGTTCAGTTTAAAGATTTAAAGTTTAATGATTCTATTGATTCTATTCATTATTATATAAATCAAAATTCAAAAGCATTTAGTCAAAAGAATTATCATTCACCAGCTAGTCCAACAATTATGTCTAGGCAATCATATTTAGAAAATATTGATCTGCTTTCTCATTCATTAACAATAGCTGGTGACTTTGAATTAACACCCGGAAAAGTTATTGCTTTATTAATACCAAAGTCGACTGATACTGAATCTTTAAAGCTTGATCCAAGAGATAGAATATTATCAGGTAAACATGTTGTGACTTCGATAGAACACAGATTTTCTAATAGTGAATATACAATGAATATAGTTGTACAAAAAGACTCATTTGAATTTGATTTGCAGGGAGATAGTAATGAATAGATTTGATGACCAATTTATACATGGAATTTTTACTTGGTTCATGGGCGTTGTAGAGGATAGATTTGATCCTGAAGAAATGAATCGAGTAAGAGTAAGATGCTTTGGTTTTCATACTGATAATAAGAGTTTATTGCCAACTGAAGATTTACCATGGGCGACTGTAATGATGCCTGTTCATGATAGTGGTACATCAGGTATTGGTAATTCACCTCATGGATTAATGGAAGGCTCTTGGGTTATTGGATTTTTCCGTGATGGTCCATCAGCACAAGATCCTATTATAATGGGATCCATTGCTTCAGTATCTTCTCAAGATGATAAGACAAAAGGATTCACTGCTCTTAGTTATCCAACTGGAGATTATATTGGAAAGAGTGATGTTAACTTTTCTGCTCGAGAAACCGAATATCAAAGAGGTAATTCATGGTTGGGTCGAGTTGTAACAGGAATACGTTCTGCTATTAAAAAAGCTGCACCTGCTAAAGTATCATCAGTTTCAGAAGATAAAGATGATGTGTATTACGAAAGAAAAGAGTGGAATGAATTAGAGCAACTCAATGGTCATGTTCCGGAATATCCATACAACAAAGTGTATGAAACTGAAGGTGGTCATATTACTGAGATTGATGATACACCAGGATTTGAAAGAACTAATCGTCAGCATCCATCTGGAACATTTGAAGAGATTTATAATGATGGTACACGTAATGTTAAAATCGTTGGTGATGACTATGTGGTGTTACTTAAAGATAAGAATATTCATATCAAAGGCGATTGTAATTTAACTGTCGATGGAGATATGAGACACCTTGTTTATGGTAATTATCATTTAGAGGTACAAAAAGACTATACACTAAATGTTCATGGAAGTATACAACAAAAGATTGGTGGCAATTTAGAAACTGAAATTGTACGTAGTAGAAGTACTAACGTTGGCGCGAATGATAACTTAACAGTTATTAATGATATGAACGAAAACGTATTGAATGATAAAACTTCTATTATTGGTAATGATTCAACATATCAAATTTCAAATGATCTTGGTATCAATACCTTTAATGATACAAGCATCTTTACTGGAGTGAAGTATTCTCAAAGCTCTGGTGGAGATTATGCTGTCGCTGCTGGTGGTAATATGTTGTTTGGTACTGCAGGAAATCTTACTCAAGATATTGATGGTACACATAAATTAACCAGTCCAACTGCAGATATTGTATATAACTCTGGCGAAATTACAGTGAATGGTATTACTCAGACACAACACGTACATCCACAGAATAATGGTAATGATGCTGGTGGTGGTGTAGATACTGGAACACCTGAGGGTTAATAAATGATTTGTGGAAAGAATCCTGCATTAGATGCAGCAAAAGATAAAACTAAAGAACTTAAGAGCTTATTGCAGGGTGGCAAAGATCAACTAGCCGCTATGCAATCTAAACTCAATGAAATACAAGCTGAAGTTAATTCATTTAAGCCAGAGATACCTACCGTTGATAGTTTACAACAAAGGTTGTCTGATTTAATTAATATTAATAGCCCAATTGATTTTGCTGCTGAGATAGCTGAAATCAAAGCTAAGTTTGGTGAAAAGGTTCCGGATTTAAATGCTCTTATTTCTGATTTAGGTTTAAACAGTTTTCCTCCAACAATTGATTTAGATACTATTTGTGCTAAAATACCTAATGTTGAAGAAAAGGATGGTGAAGTAAAAGAACAACCAGCTGAACCAAAAGTTCCAGAGGTAGAGCCTGTTGTAGAAGAACCACCACCAGTCGTTGAAAAATTAGAATACGAATATAATAGAGAATATTTTGATTTTGTTAAAAGAAAGGCAATTAAATTAATTGGTGAAAAAACTAAAAAGCTGACTGGGTCTAAAAAGGTTAACTTTCTTTTTCTTGAGTTAACCGGTCAAGAATTATTTGTTGAAATAGCTGATGCAACTGGTACTACATACGATGAATTGAAATTTAGAGCTTATGATCAAGAAGGATTTAGAAGAGGACAAGGTACATTGCTATCTCAAAATCCTGACGTCACATGGGATTTTCTTGCTGAAGGAAGAATACTTGAAAAAACATGGCTAGAATATAAAGCTTCTAATGGGCCAAATGCAGGTGATTTTAGAACTGCAATGAAAGAAGCTGCTGAGCGTAGATCTAAAAAATTAGAAGAAAAAGCTAACGCTTAATATGGGAGTATAAATACTAGTATGGCATTACTATCAGATAAACATCCAGAAGAGAATTCTAGATCTAGAGTTGTTTCACGTAGAAAACAATATACTGATCTAGATTTGAGCCTTAAGCTTCATCCTATTCGTAAGGATATTATTTCTTTAAAAGACGATGAAGCAATTAAGAATTCTGTGCGCCATCTTATTATAACTAATTTTTTTGAAAGACCTTTTCAACCCACACTTGGTGGTAACCTAAGAGGTCTTCTTTTTGAACCAGCAGATACAATAACTAAAAATGCGTTACAAAGAAATATTATAAGGGTTTTAAAAGTTTATGAACCACGTATACAGGTTTTTAGAGTTATAGTTGAAGACCTTGCTGATCAGAACGCGTATAGAATATCTGTCACTTATAATATAAAAGAATATGACACTAAACAAGATGTAGAAATACGATTACAAAGGCTAAGGTAAGATCACTATGGCTACTAATTTAAATGTAACTGAATTAGATTTTGATCAGATAAAGAAAAATCTAAAAAACTATTTAAGAACTCAAAGCGAGTTTAATGACTACGACTTCGAAGGTTCTGGTTTGAGCGTGTTGTTAGATGTATTAGCGTATAATACACATTATAATGCAATTGCTGCTCACTACTCTTTGAATGAAGCATTTTTAGATTCAGCTCAAATTAGAGGTAATGTTGTTACTCGTGCAAAGTTGCTTGGTTATACGCCTCGTTCTCGCTTAGCACCTCGAGCTCGAGTAAATTTGTTAGTTAATGTAGCAAATGAAATTGGCGCAGTTCCTGCTACATTGACACTACCTCGAGGCACTAAATTAACAACCAATGTTGATGGTGAAGAATATCAATTCGTAGTAATTAGTAATCAGACAGCGACTAAAGTTAATAACACGTTTAATTTTACTAATGTTCAAATAGTTGAAGGTTCATATAAGACTATTAAATTTAGAGTAGATAATGATATTGAAAATCAAAAGTTTCAAATACCAGATGATGATGTAGATACTTCTACTTTACGAGTACGTGTTCAGCAAAATACAGATTCTCAAGGTTTTGATATTTACGAACTATTTGAATCATTACTTAATATTGATTCTACATCTCAAATTTATAATCTTCAAGAAAATTCAAATGGTTATTTTGAAATATATTTTGGAGATGGTATCTTAGGTAAAAAACCATCAGATAATAATATTGTAACTCTTGATTATGTTTATACACAGGGCGAAGATTCAAATGGCGCAAGATCATTTGAAATGGTTGATAATATTGGTGGGTTTAGCGATATCACTGTAACAACTGTATTGGCGGCATCAGGTGGTGTTGAAAAAGAAACATTAGAATCAATTCGATACAATGCTCCATTAACATATACTGCACAGAACAGAGCTGTGACTGCGGACGATTATAGAGCAATTATTCAAAAGCAATTTCCCAACATTTCTTCTATTTCTGCATGGGGCGGAGAAAATGCTGAGCCACCAGATTATGGTAAAGTGTTTATATCCATTAAACCCATTGCTTCTGAATTTTTAACTCAAGAAGAAAAGAACTTTATTGTCGATGATATATTAAAAGGAAAGAATGTTGTATCTATTACTCCGGTAATTGTAGATCCTAATTTTACATATTTAGAATTAGATGTATTCTTTAAATATAATCCAAACTTAACTGATAGAACTGAAGTTGATTTGTTATCAGTAGTACGTGACACTATTTCTGATTATGACTTTAACAACTTGAATAAGTTTGACGGTGTATTTAGGCATTCTCAACTCTTAAGAGCAATTGATAATGCTGATCCATCAATTCAAAACTCTAATGTTAGACCATATATGTTCAAGATTATTACACCGAGTAATAATTCAGATAATGATTTTACGTTAACTTATAGCGCTCAATTTTATCAATCTTCGTTAACTGAGCGACGTATATTATCGTCTACGGCATTTAAGATTAATGGTATAGATCATTTCTTTGGAGATGCCTATATCGATAGCACTACACGTAATCGTAGAATATACGTATATAAAATTGTAAACAGTCAAGAAGTTGTAGTAATTGCAGATTGTGGTAGACTATATCCAGACACTGGTATTGTTGAATTAAGAAACTTTAGGCCCGATACAACTGATCAGATTAGAATTACGATTATACCAAACTCTTTAGACATTGCTCCAAAGCGTAATCAATTAATTTCAATCGATCCATTACGTGTTAATATTATAGGTGAATCTGATACTATTGCTGTTGCAGGATCTTCTGGTGCAATTAATTATACAACATCTTCAAGGCATAGATAAGAATTATGGCTACTATTCCATCTAATACTTCTTCTCCTGGATTTATAGAATCTATTGCATCCTCGAGAAGAAAGACAAAAGAGAATATCAGAGTTGATCAATTGATTCCCTCTGATATTTTAACTAATGCTGAAAATTTAAAAGTATTATTAGAAAAGTATTATGAGTTTATGAATTTAAAAGAATTCATATATCAATCCAATGAAGAAGTATACACTGATGTTGTTTTAGATGGTAAAGCTGTTTTTAGAATACCAGATCCACGTAATGAAAATGATACTTTTTTTACTGACGAAGACGGATCTAATTCAACATTAATAGTTACTGATGCTGCAGGTGTAATTACGCAAATTTCATTGTCAGCACTAAATGTTTTTATTACTAATGGTAATAACCTTCCTGGATCTTTGGCCGATTCAACAAGCTCTATTGGTAAGACATTTACCGTTACTGGATTAGAAGCGTATAATACTCAAACAGCTACGTTAACTACTATTACAAAGTTTTGGGCTGGTCCTGGACCATCTTGGGCAATGAATACAATTGAAGCTGCTCTTGATATTGACAAAGCAGAAGAAAACTATTTAGAATTAATTCAAAGAGAAATTGCTTCATTTATTCCTCGATCTTTGCAAGTTGATAGAAGATCTTTATATAAGTCATTAGTTCAATATTATAAGATTCGCGGTTCAACAGATTCTATTGAGATCTTTTTTAGACTATTATTTGATGACGAAGTAACGGTAGATTATCCATATGAAAAAACGCTCATACCTTCATCAGGTAATTGGGATAATGACCTTAAACAATATCTAGATAAG